ACAAAATCAATTTTACTTTTTATGTAACTCCTTTTTATTTCATCACTACTAGATTCGGCATCTAATAAATCGTGTAAGCAGTCATTTAAGTAACTGCAACTTTTATCTTTGCTATATACTTCCCACATTCTAAGAGAGTGTAATATAGTGGCATGATTTATTTTCTTGCCATGTGATTTATAAAATCTGCTTATGTTAGTACAACCTAATCCATAATAATTATGGAGTACATGATTTATTAATGATCTTATTTCTACAATTTTAGTTTCTCTACTTTCTTGCAAAGGGTCTAAATTTGTCAGTTTTTTTATTGTTTTTATTAATTTTTCTTTCGGTATCATAATTTAATGTCTATATAGTAAGTGTCAAGCAAACTACTAAAATCATCTTGCATTATATTTTTACCCTCAAAATATTTTTGGTATGTTCTTAATGCTTTCTCTACTTTTTGCTTACCACTTTCATAAAATTTTTGTGTTGCTTTTGCAACTCCAATATCTAAAGTACTTTTATCTAATATTAGAAAAGAAAAAGAAGTCCACTCTTGATCATAAAGTTGGCAATATAAATATACTTGAACATCATATCCGTAATTATATGCTTGATACTCCCAACCTTTCATGCTAGTACAAGTTTTTATATCTACTATTTTATTTTCTCCTAATATATCTGCTTTACCTCTAAATGGATAACCCATTATATTTTTAACCATTGGCACCTCAAACTCACTATTTCCAAGTAATTGTAGTGCAACTTCATTTCTCAACAAAGCATCTGCTAATCTTTCAGCATCTCTTTTTTCTTTACTTGTGTAAACTTCTTGGTATTCTTCTTTTGCTAATTTATATGCTTTAGTATTTTTACTCGATACATCTACAAAGTGCAAAGAATCAAACTTTTCCGGTTCTAATATTAAACAATGTAGTAATCTACCATCTCTCATTGCTTGACTTTCTGCACCACCATACTTTGTATTAAAATAATATTTCTTAGGACTTTCATATAATAATTTTATACTGCTACTGCTTAATGCTAACAAATTTAAATCTCCGTAGTAAAATTTATCATTATACATTCTCTTTAATAATGTTTTTTTATTGTGTTCTTGCTTATCTAATAAAAGTATTTTGCTCATTTTTTTGTTTTTATATTATTGTTTTAACATAAGCATCGGTATATTTTAACTTTTTTATTTCCCATTTGCTTACTTCTTTATGACTATATAACCACCATTGGGCAATTTGATTATCTAAATTGTCTTCATCGGGTCTTATAAATAAATAGTGAGTTATTTTTTTTTCTTTTAAATGTGCTTTCTTGTTTACTCTACATTCTGTTATATAACTCCACAGACCTTTAACATCTATTCTTTTGTTTCCAACTATTATATCGGCATCTTTAATTGGATCAACTCCCAGCATTTGAGTTGCTTTATATTTAATTTTATGTGACCAAAAAAAATATTGTGCTATCATTTCTGCTTTGCACCCTAATTGATCAACTTGTAAATTTGGTCTAGCATATTCTGGAAATTTTGCACTAGTATATTGATTAACGGTATCTCGTAAACCGCCTATATAGAGTGCTTGTTCATTAATAAGAGGTGGATAATAAAATACTCCAGTTTTCTTCATACTTTAAATAATTTTTTTAATTTGGCAAGTTCTTTTTCTGTTGCCACAACCCTTTCTCTATAGTCCTTAGATATATCAGTCATTATTCTTATTTCCTCTTGTTTATTATGGCACCAATGGAATAACTCAAAAAAACTTTGTCTTAATAAATTTAATTCTTCTTCGGTAAATTCATTATGATTTTTTTTTAGTAACTCAGCAACTACTCCCATGTGTCCATAAAAACTAAAATCTTTTAGATTAGTAATTTTCTCGTGCAAACTCAAAACCTTGTTTTTTGCTAAAAATAATATAAATAAACTTTATTAACAAATTTTAATTAATTTTATAAATATAACTTGCTATATCTTCTGGTAGCAAATACACTTCTTTTTTCAATCTTCCTTGTGCCCAATTACTACTTTTAGGGCAAAACTTTTTTATAGTTTCAAACTTTTTTTCTATACCATCTAACCAATACATATAAGTACCCTTAGGGTCACTTACAAAATATATTTTTACTACATCTTTATCCTCATTCATCATGCAATTAAATTTATCGGCTTCTAGCATTTTGTCTTTGTAATATTTATTTCTAAATTTCATTTCCATAATACACTTTCTTCCTTTAGGTGTTAATCCAATAGCATCATAGCATTTTCTACTACTGCCGGTGTGTTCTAACTGCCAACCATCAAAATTATTTAATATAAGAATAACTGCTTTCTCAAATTTATAAAGGGTCTTTAACTCCATTGTAAATGTCATTTAGGTCTTCAATCCATTGCTGAACTCTCTTAGGCGAACATGAGCAAGGCACTACATATTTATGCTTAAAATATTTAGAATGTAATTGACTAATAAGTTTAACTTCTTCCTTACTTATCCTATTTGAAGTGTTACCACGAAATTTTTCCCAATCTATTTTATCTAGTTCTTCCATCTTTATTGCGGTTAAATGTGATTTGATTCCACTCCTCTCTTCTTCGATCACAACCACAATTAGGGTTGATTTTTTTCCATAGCCATCTAATTCCAGTATATTTAGTAAAATAAAATACTATATCTCCTAATCTCATTTTGTTTTTCTTTTATATACTATATAACCATCTTTTTTTAACTTTCTAATCCTTTTTAATTGTTTTTTTTCTTTTTGTCTAAAATGGTTAAATATTACATTTTCTATAGGGTTTGGTTTCATTTTAAATTTGTTTTAACTTTTTTTATTGTTCTTTTTATAGAGTAATAACTTATACCAGTCAATTCACTTAACTGGAGCATGCTTACTCCTTGAAGGCATACTATTTTAAATATTCTTTGATCATACCAGTGCATTCTTCTTAATTTTTCTTTTAACTCATCTGTTAAGTCATTCATACTTAACTCATAGTCATTTGACTTATTAAAACACTTGTCGCTATCCGGTTTAATATATTTTCCATTGGATTTTATATAATCTAAAAATAATGTTCTTAGAACCTTAAAAACAAAGTAGTAATTAACTTCTCTATCATTATATAAAATGCTTTTCTTTGTATGGTCTCTCTCCCATTGATCAAGTTTTAAATACATATTTTGGACAATATCATGACTTGCTTCTTTGCTTGCTCCAAATGATCTAACAATTCTTTTCCAATCTTGATCTTTTAATGCTAATCTGTCTATGAGTCGTACCATCTAAATTTTATTCCAAGTATTCCTAAGCAGATAACTATTTCAAAAAAAGTTTGTTCCTCTTGATCTTGCCACTTTTGATCAAAAAACAAAACTCCTAAAATTAAACCTGCTAATGGTACTACTTCTATTTTCATTAAAATGGTATTTTTTCTTTGTCTTTAAGTTCAGTTTCTATAATTTTTTTTCCTCCTATTTCAAAACCTACATTGTTTGGTATTGAGTTCATTACTATAGGATTATCTATTGGTGTAGGTCTGCCACCAGTTTCAACTTCTTTTACTTTTCTTATGTGTAAGTGTGTTTGTATCCAATCAGTAGGGTGTTGGGTGTATCGGTGTATTACTAAAAAATCATCTGCTCTATTAACAAATTTACCTCCGCCCTCAACATCACTTGCTAATGGTGGTATAGGGTGTCCGCCATAAATATGATCTACTGGGTGTTTTACTCTAAGTGAATTAGTTGCCGCATGTGTATTTAACCACACGCTAACTTTATTTTTTTTACAGAACATTCTTATTTCTGTTGTTGCTTGGTAATCATATTCATGACCGCCTAAACCTTTTAGTAAACTATTATCTTTTATTAATGAATTATAAGGGTCTATTAACATTCCATTAAATTTCCATACTGAGTGCATTTCTTCTGCAAATTCCAAAAGTGATTTATAAGAGTACATTGTGCTATTGTCTATTATTTTAAAATACTTGCTTATATATTCTAAATGCTTATTAAAATCTTGTTCACTAATTTTATTTATAGGTTTTAAATCTAAAAATTCTACTAACTTTCTTAATATACTATGACTTTCATTTTCACTTGAGTAAATTAACCATTTTATATTATTTTTAATGCTATAACTTAACATCAAATAAAGTATTATAGTTGTCTTACCTACATTAGCATGACCAAGTATAACATTAAAATTACTTTCTTTAAATCTTAAATACTGATCAATGTCATCAAACCCTAATTTATATCCCTCTTGTACTTTACCACTTCTTACATCCTTTAAATACTCTCTTGTTTTGTTCCAATTTATTATCATCTTATCGCTTTTTTGTTAAATTTATAAAAAAAAAGGGTAAGAAATTTAATCCCCTACCCTTAAACTAAAATAAAAAAATTACAGACTCCTAGAACGGCATATCATCATTGCCACTTTCTCTGTCTTTTAAATGTTGCTCATTTGTAAGTTCTTTAGGTCTGCTATAATTTGTCCAAGTATTATAAACTTTACCGCTTGAATTAATTTTATTATCAATCATTAAGTAACCATTATTATTATTCTTGCACCATTCTCTTTTGCTCTCTAAAAATTTAATTGCTTGATCAATGTTAATACTCATTTTACCATGTAACCAACTTTGGTCAGATAAATTATAAGTAATAAAATTACAATAAGTCATTTCTTCAGGGTGATCAACTAATTCTACTACCCCCAATTCTTTATTCTCTTGTTTTTGGTATTCTGTGTATGTCTTTGCCATATTTAAGTATTTAATTGTGTTATTAATTCTATTTCTTGTCTTTGTATTTTAGCAAAATCTTTTTCTAAAATTGTTACTCTTTGTTCTAATTTTTGTATTTTACTAATTAGTTTAATTCGATCTTTTCGCAAGGCCTCAACCTCATGAATTTTTTCTCTAATAAGAGATTCTTGTCCAGTCATGTTTATTTGTTTAGGTTCTAAAGTTATGAAAAATATTTAATAAAACAAAAAAAGAGTGCTAACTTTTGATTAACACCCCTTTCCACTTTACAAAAAAACAAGGTCTATAGGATAAGACACAACTAAGTTAGAAAAATTATTCTAATTCTAAAATTTTATTTTCATAAATCTTAATTAGATCTAATAATTCAAAGTTATGTAACTTATAAGTTTCTTTTGCTTTGTTGTATAATTTTTGACTAGTATTGTTGCTTAGGTTAGAATTTAGCCAAACACTAAATTTATATTGTTCTCCTGCTCTAAAGACATTGCACCCTGCACATTGCACTTGGCAGTTTTCTTCATCCCATCTTGTTGAGTAATGTTTTCTACTTTGAAAGTGACCACATTGTAGTTTTTTCCAATGATCTTTTTTTCCGCAAGTTATACAAGTAGCAATATTATTCTTAGCATTTCTTCTTCTAATATAAACACTAAAAACTTTATCTAATTTTTTTACTAATTTTGATCTACTTAATTTTTTAATATTATAATAATTTTATATATTATATTAATTATATATTATATTATATATATATTATATATACTACTTTTTAGTTTCAGAATAACTTCTCATCATTTTTTCTCCAGTTCTTCCTATAACATAACCACCTATACCAATTTGAAGTAAATTCCAAAATTCATTTTCTAATTCTGGTATTTTAAGATCAAATAATGGTGCTATAAATTTACAATATACTACAATAAAACCAAATGCTAACATAAGTATAGGTCTCCAACTTCTTTGTAACCAGTTACCTTTTGCCTCTGCTACTATTACTTCAGTTTGTAGTTGTTGTAATTCAAGTTCTTTTTGTTTTAAGACATCAAATATTTTTCTTTTTGCCTCTAATCTTTCTTCATCACTAGTAAACAAATTATCTATTAATTCACTAACTGACTTAAAAACATCTCCGGTAATAAATTGCAGTATTTTTTTCATTTTTTACAATAACCTAAGCAAACTTGCTTGAAAGTTATATAATATATTACATTACAAATTATTTTTTTCATTTTTTATTCCATTGATCATAGCAAATAGCAATTCTTTGAGGTGCAGAATATTCTTTTTTCATGACTTCACTATTCATGCACTTATTTAAAAACTCACTTTTATTTTCTCCGCTTGTTGGTTTTGGTATTGGCATAATTTATCTTCCTTGCCCTCTATATCTTTTGAGGTAATTTTTACTTGATTTTACTTTACTACTTTTTGTTTTAGTATGTATCCCTTTTCTTTTTCTGCTCTTAGATTTATACTCACTTATATTTAGTTTCTTAGGCATTATAAATTACTAATATAAGCATATTCAGAATAAGCATTAAAACAAGGGCAACTTTTACTACTAAATTCATTATGTCCATGCACTATTGCTCCAGGATAGTCATCTTTTAATCTAAGTAATAAATCACATAAACTTTCTTTTTGAGCATCAGTTCTAGTGTCTTTGGCAATCCATTTTAATTTGCCTTTTACTTTTTTCTTTTTCTTTTCTACACCACCAATATAACAAACACCAATGCTATGAAAATTATGGCCTTTAGTGTGGGCACCACTCATTTCTATAGGTCTGCCTTCTTCAACTGTTCCATCTAACTTGATCACATAGTGGTAACCAATATCTCTCCAACCTCTATCTAAATGCCATTTTTTTATTTCCTCAGCGTCAATGTCTTTACCCTCTTGAGTTGCAGAACAATGAATTATTATTTTTCTAATCTTTCGCATTTGCAATTGCTTTTTAATTTATCTAAACTATTATTCCACCATAAATGTATATTACACTTTAAGTTTTCTAACCAATTTGCCGTATTTCTTAAAAATTTTATCATATCTAATTAATTATTTGATTTACTCTATTTGCTAATGTCATTGAAGTATCACTAACGGCACCAGGCGAACTTGAAGTATCTGAAGCATTAGGAATAGACCAAGTGTTACCATTAAAGGTTGCACCATCTCCCATTCTAAACCAACTATTTAAGAATAATCCACTTACTCTAGAACCGGAAGAAGAACTATTTAAATCTAATCTATATTCATTATTTATACCATCAAAATAATTTGCTGACGCATTTTCCCAACCGAAGAATGCACCTTTCCAAGTTGCTACCTCATCTATTTCTCCTACAAATTCACTAGAAGTTGTTCCAGCATCATTAGTATTTCCAATAACAAAGTTTTGTCCAGTTGGATAAGGAGTACAAAGAGGGTTACAAGTATTGGCAACTAGTTTATTATCTTCATAGTAATTATTAGGATTTAAACCTTGTTGGTATGCTCTAAATACTTGCCTACTATTTACTTGAGGATCTAAACCATCTGGTTCAATTCCTGCTACTATTAGTATTGGTTTATTTAAATCATATGGCTGTAAATTTATAATGCAACTACAATTTGCTCTAGTTTCTCCAGTCCTTTTAAAGAACCAATTTAAAGTAAAAGTAGAAGCAGTTTTTCTTACAAAAATTGAATAACCTTTTCCGTTAGCAGTATTATATATGTCTTGACTAAAGTCAATTATACATCTTTGGGCGAAA